GAAATTAACTTTATCCGTTCTAAGAAAGGTAAGATCATTCGTGTAAAGCGAGGACCCGAACCTGACTGGTATGATTTAGCACATGCCGCAAACTCAGATACTTTTTTACACGCTCCTGAAGCATATGATGATATGACCAAGACGGGTATTCACTACTCAGAGTGGGCATGGGTAGGACAAGAATTTGACTATGTCATAAACAATGACGGGTCAATTGACGAATTGAAACAGAAACTAAACAATATAATGGAGATACTGAAATGAATACAGTGTACCTTCTTTTAGATAGATCAGCGTCCATGGAGTCACAATGGAATGAAGCGTTGGGATCTATCAACGGATACGTAAACAATTTACCGCCCAACACACGAATTATGGTTGCAACATTTGATACTGTGTCGTATGATGTTGTACGTTATACGACTGCTGCTGACTTTAGAAAGTTGACTCGTGAAGATGCAATGCCTCGCGGCGGTACACCTTTGTTTGATTCTGCAGCCCGTATGATGTGGCGTATTCTAGATGACAAACCCGAACGTGCTATCTTCGTAGTCATGACAGACGGTGAAGAGAATAATTCACATAACTTCAAGCAAGCAGATATCAAGTCGCTAGTCAAGCGTCTAGAAGAAAAGAGATATGAGGTTATCTTCCTCGGTGCAAACTTCGACAAGGTTGGCGATGTTGCAACAGGGATTGGATTGTCATCTGCAAAGTGGACGCCTGTCGCCTCTCACAACCTAGGCAACTATATGACAGGTACAATGGCCGCTTCAAGTGTCGGTTATTTGTCTCGTGGCGTAGCGATGAACTTTACTGAACAAGACAAGATTAAAGCAACTGCAAAGATTTAATAAGGAGAATATGAATGGGTATTGAAATAAAAGTTCCCGTCGAAGAATTACGTAAGCGCAAGTTGTTTCTTGCCACACCTATGTATGGCGGACAATGCGCTGGTATGTTTGCGCGCTCGGTTGCTGATTTGACTGCACTATGCACTCACTATGGCATTCCATTGCAAATGTATTTTCTTTTCAACGAGTCGTTGATTACACGTGCTCGTAACTACTGTTGTGATGAGTTTATTCGCTCGGATTCAACGCATATGATGTTCATTGACTCGGACATCGGATTCAACCCACAAGATGTTATCGCATTGCTTGCGATGCAGGATGATGACTCAGATTATGACGTTATCGGTGGTCCTTATCCTAAGAAGTGTATTTCTTGGGAAAAGGTAAAGTTGGCAGTTGATAAGGGCTTCGCTGACGAGGATCCTAATCAGTTAGAACGTTTCGTAGGTGACTACGTATTCAATCCTAAGCAGGGTTCAGGATCTATTCCAATTGGCGAACCTGTCGAGGTTCTTGAAATCGGTACGGGTTTCATGATGGTTCGCAAGAAGACTCTACTTAAGTTCACTGAAGCATTCCCACAATATAATTACCGTCCTGATCATGTTCGCACTGAACATTTCGACGGAACACGTGAGATCATGCAGTTCTTCCAGGCAGAGATTGACCCGAAGAGCAAGCGTTATCTTTCTGAAGATTATTGGTTCTGTCAGAAGATTCAGGAACTCGGAATGAAGACATGGTTCTGTCCATGGATGAAGATGCAGCACGTAGGCACATATATCTTTGGCGGTTCACTTGCTGATCTTGCTGCTGTAGGTGCATCTGCGACTGCTGATGGTGATCAGATCATGAAGAATCGTCAGAAGAACAAGAAGTAATCTTTTTTAATATACTATGGAGTTATATAATGTCTGTTATGAAACTTGAACCGAAGACAATTACTGTTCTTAAGAACTTTTCTTCAATAAACCCCTCGATGGTGTTTAAGCCAGGCAATGTCCTGGCCACCATTTCTCCTACCAAGACAGTTTTGGCAAAGGCAAAGATCACACAGAGCTTTGAACGTCAGTTCGGCATCTACGACCTGTCACGTTTCCTCGGTGTAGTATCTTTGTTCGGAGACAATCCTGATCTACAATTCAACAATGATAGTGTCACTATTCGTAGCGACAATCGTGAACTCGACTATCGCTTTGTCGGTGATCTAAGCACCATCATTACTCCACCTGATGGTGAAATCAACTTCAAGGAAGATGTTGTCTTTAATATCTCTAACACTGCTCTGCAGGATATTCAGCGCGCTTTGAGTGCACTGAGTATGCCTGAAATTGCCGTTGTCGGTGATAAGGGCGACTTATGGATACAGGTCATTGACACAAAGAATCCTGCAGGTCACAACTATAGAATCAACCTTGGAAATACGGACAAGAAGTTTAGGTTCGTTTTCAAGGCAGAAAATCTAAAGTTCATTCCTCAGGACTATGAGGTACGTATTACTTCAAAGGGTATGTCTCACTTCAAGGGTTCACAGTCCGTTGAAGTCGACTATTGGGTTGCGGTGCAACCGAAGGTCAGCACCTTCGAAGGTTGACAATATAAGGTGTAGTGTGTATAATCGCACTACACCTCTTAACTTTATGATGGAGATTATATTATGATGAACGAAGAATTTCTGTGGGTCGAAAAGTATCGTCCGAACACTATCGCTGATACGATTCTTCCTGACAACCTGAAGAAAACTTTCCAAACATTTGTAGACAAGAAAAATATCCCTAACCTACTGCTAACAGGCAGTGCAGGTGTAGGCAAGACAACTGTAGCACGTGCCATGCTTGAACAGTTAGATTGTGACTATATGATTATCAATGGTTCGCTTGAAGGTCGCTCTATTGATATTCTGCGTAATGAGATAGCAAACTTTGCATCTAGTATGTCTTTCAAGGGCACTAGAAAGTATGTTATTCTTGATGAGGCGGATTATCTGAACCCTCAATCCGTGCAACCTGCTCTTCGTAATTTCATGGAAGAGTTTTCTGCTAACTGCGGATTCATCTTCACTTGCAATTTCAAATCAAAAATCATTGCGCCACTTCATTCACGCTGTTCCGTCATTGACTTCAAACTCAATAAGGAAGATCGTGTGAAGGTCGCTGCACAGTTCATGAAGCGTATTCAGAACATTCTTAAAGAAGAAAATGTGCAGTATAATCCCGCTGTTGTCGCAGAGGTTCTTAAGAAGTATTTCCCTGACTGGCGTCGAGTCATCAATGAACTGCAGCGTTACTCTGTCACAGGATCTATTGATACGGGTATCATCTCTTCATTTACGAATGATAACATTACTACAATCATGAAGTATCTGAAGTCAAGGGATTTCACTAACATTCGTAAGTGGGTAGCCGAGAATCCTGAGTTCACCGTTGACGATCTGTTCAAGCAGTTCTATGATTATGCGACTGAGTATATGACTCCTCAAAGCATTCCTGCTCTAGTCGTTCTTCTCGCTCAGTATCAGCACAAGGCAGCGTTTGTCGCTAATCAGGAAATCAATATAGTCGCCTGCCTCGTAGAAATCATGCAGGAATGCACATTCAAATGATCTTCAAGTGTGGATTGTGCAACAAGCACAAGATGGGCAAGCATCATGAGGTACGGTATAAAGCACTCAATGATCTTGGTCAGCAGCAAGAATATGTTATGAAAATATGTGAGGTATGCGCCAATGACTTCCAAAAAGCAGGTATCAAAGAAGAAGAATTCGGAACCCAAATCAGAGGAGACGAAACCGAGATTTGATATGTGGACCTTTGTGAATGATCTTTCTAAAGGAAAGAAATATCTATTCAACGAAGAGACACAGGAAGAATATAACCCCTTCAATATCAACAAGGCCTTTTCTCTGTACATAGACACTCTACTCTATGCACAGACCATGAACCGTTACTATAATCTCCCTAAGAAGTTGCAACATGATTATTTAATAAATAGTATTAGATCCCAAAGCCGATATGCGAAGTGGGTGAAGTACGATAAGGAGTCGAAGCGGCATATGAGTATCCTAGCCATACAGGAATACTACGGATACTCATATAAGAAAGCAGTTTTAGCCCTTTCGATATTAACAGATAAACAGATTGCCATTATAAAACAAAAAATAGAAAAGGGTGGTATAGTTAAATGAATTTGATTGAAACATTGGTAGAGGTGAAGATCGCAGAGGAGCAAGATTTTCTTAAGATTAAAGAAACACTAACACGTATTGGTGTTGCGTCTAGAAAAGATAAAAAACTTTATCAGTCCTGCCACATTCTTCACAAACAGGGACGCTATTACATTGTCCACTTCAAGGAGTTGTTCGCTCTCGACGGTAAGCCAACCGACTTCTCAGACGAAGATAAGGGCCGTAGAAATACGATAGCGGTTCTCTTACAAGATTGGGATCTTATCAAGATTGCAGATGAGCAGCAGGTAGAACAGCCTAGAGCTCCTATGAGCCAGATCAAGATTCTACCACACAAGGAGAAGAACGAGTGGGAACTGGTAGCTAAGTACAATATTGGCCGTAAGAAGACCTAACCCCTTGATTTTTCAGTGCATTTTACCGGTTGACAATATTCCGAATAATTGCTATAAACACAATATAGCGAAGAAAGTGATTGACGGGTTGGTGCTATACGGCGGCGCCTCGGTAACTGACTGATGCCTAGAGAGTAGGTCACCCGAAAATAAATTTTCTCCGCTTGACATAATAAACGATATTCGTTATAAATACAAAATAACGAAACGAAAGAAAGAAGAAAAGTGAATAAACCCTGCGTACTATCAACACAATCAATTGAATGGAATCGTCCATACGACTTCCATGTAGGGGTTCTTTGTATGTGATCTTCTTCACATAGATTCTTAGAACCCCGGGCCAGAAATGTTCCGGGGTTTTTATTTGCCCGCAAGGGCGCTGCTGTTTGACATTGTTAAGTTCCGGAGAGATAACTTTTGTTGTCTCTTCTGAGATGCACCGAGCGCTGTAGCTACCGCCTAGCAATGGTGTAGCCGCGCCCGCTTCGGCGAGCGTTAGGTAGACGGTTCGATTCCGTAGGTGCATCTCAGAAGTGACAACAAATACTTCTTTCGTCAGTAGTCACTAGCAGGTGGCCACCGCGACAAGTCATTCATTGGTGTAGGGGAAGCACGGTGCCGCAGACGCGGCTTCAGGCATGAGTTCGAATCTCATATGATGATGTGACTACTGACGAAAGAAGTAATTCATGGACCAGTCGCCTAGTGGCTATGGCAG